AATAAAATTAGAAAACCAAAATAATAATAATCATATACAATATTTTTCGGAACAATAAAGGCATAAAACGATAAAAATAAAACTATCGATAAATGTGTTACTGCTATTATTTTTCCTAACATATTAAGGTGAATATTATATTACAGATATAATATAATATAATATAATATAATATAATGAATGATATATGTATCAATACAAATATGTGTAATATATCCATAAACATATACTTGCACCTGCAATCAACCTAATTTTATTATTTTTTTTATTTCTAAATATTATATATAACAGACTACCTAGTATTAATATAGCTTTCAATAAAACAATATATTTATTAAAATGATATTCTTCATGAGGATGCCATTTTATATTATCTCCCAAATGGTAATCACTGTTTATTAATTTTTTTTCTGTATAAGTTATAATACATTCATTTTTCAATACCCCCCAATGAATTGTTTGTAACAAAACAAAACTACAATAATAAATATCATAAATACGACTAAAAATAAAAATATAAGACATTAAAAAAACATCTATAAATATATGAAATAAAGTTATGTTATATAATAATGATGAATTATCCATTATATATATAATTATATATAATTTATGTGATTTTATGTGATTTTATGTGATTTTATGTAATATTATGTCATATATACACTCAACTATATATTGCCGAAAACATTATCATGTTGTCTGTCAGAACATGCGATGTTTTTTCAACATATATAAATTGGTTAATACAATACATAATGTACCTATTATTTTTTGCATGGTAATTTTATCATTGTTTAAAACTACTCCATATACATAAGACATAATAATACCAAAATATGATAATACAGCATAAATATAAGTATCTAATCTTGAAATTGCATAAAAACGCAGATAATAACCAAATAAACCAATAAATGCATTTACTCCTAATGACACTGATAAACCGCTGTATAATTCAATATTAATTATATTTTTCCATAAATAAGGTGTTAAAACACTTGCGCCAATAAAATATGATAAAAATAAATGATTCCAGTTGTTAAGTGTTTTTATATTTTTAACAAAATAGAAGATTAACGCTTCAGTTAAGGCAGCTATGAATGCTGCGATAATACCTTCATTCCAAAAGTTTTCTTTCACTTTTGTATCATTTTTAATAATAGAGTCGTCTGTTTTGTCATTATTATCACTAGTGTTTTTATACGGTTCTTTTACGGTATCTTTCGAATTATTCAAATCATTTGCTATTAAATATACACCAAATAAAGGTATTAACAAAATTGGGGTAAGAGGTATGCCATATAATAACAATATGATAATAGGATAGATATAGTATAATGTAGTGGCTACACCACTATCTAATAATTGAAAACTACGGTAAGAAAAATATACATGTAAAATTGTAGTAAATGACAATAATAAACCATATGTTGATGTAATTGTTTTATAAATGAATACCCAATCAACAAAAAAAGCTGATATTGCTACATACATAAAGAACCTAGACCATATCTGTAAAATTAAATCAACATTTATTTTTTTAACAAATATCGAATAAAAACTTAATAAAGATTCGCCAACTAATTTACTGACAATTGCCAAATACATCTTTATATAATATTTACAATTTTATAATATAATAATTTATTTCATATTATATTATCTTACTCTCAAATTCGTTTCCTCTAAAATAAACGATGTATAATTATGTTACGTTATTCAACTATATATCGCCGAAAACATTCTCGAGTTATCTGCACGTGCATAGGATGTTTTTTGATACTTTTCGTCTAACATTCCGAAACAACGAATCAAAAAACGATCATTACCATCATAATTAGGTTTAAATCCCGATCTACCATGTACTGCTTTATTATTATTTATAATCATTATTTCACCTGGTTGTAAGCAGTGTTGAATTCTATACTCATAATATATATTAGTTATTTTTTTGATAATATCATTGGCTTCTTCTGTAATACCAATCATTAAATCTTGATCAAAAACTAACAACTGGTCTTGTTCTGCATCCACGTTATTTATATTTGTAGTTATAATGGGGATAGGTCCTCTTTCATTTCCGTCGATAAATTCATTACCGTTTAGTTTGAATGAATAATCTACTCCTATTTTCCAAAGTGATTGTTGAAGCAATTTTTTGTCTGGTTCATCCAAATGGACCAAAATCGTTTCAAGAGGCAATATATAGGTTAAAGCGGAATTGTCGCCTCGGATACATGATAAACTCAAAAAATCTGGTTTTAATTTAGAAAATGCTTGTTCTGTATGAATTTCTAATTCTTTATTGCTACCCACACTGGATTGATGATTCGCCATTGTTATATCAGGTACAATGTCTTGGAATATTCTACCGTATCCTTCTGCTTCATAGGATACTAAATTAGATATAAAACTCATTAAAAGGGATTGCACTTTTGCTAATAGGGTTTTCTCTCCAACTTTACATTTATTATTGGGTGGTGTATCTGGTATATTTTGGTGTTCATTAAGTATGTATGCATTTAATTTTAAAATTATAAATGCCTTGCGATTACCATCATTATTCTCATGTTTCAATAGTTTTTTTAACTCATTTTTTATATTTTCTGGTAATAGATTTGATAGTTTTCTAATTTTTTTACAGTATAATTCAGGTTGTTTCGATGGAGATATTTTTATTTTTTTAACAATATTTATTATTTCTAATAAACAATCATCTCTAATATTGATAGTATTATTTATTGAAAAAAGTTAGATAATGTATATCTTTTTGATAGGTGGGTTGAGATAAAGTTTGAATTTGAGGTATTTCCATTATATTATTAGATGCCTATTTTTGTACATTCCAAACGATTTTTATACATTTGAAAAAGTGAACGAATCAATTATAATAAATATAATATTCTATTTCATACAACGATTTATTGTATTTAATTTTAGATGTATAAACTATATTATTTGAATTACATATTTGTCTAACAACTGTCATAAAATTATTATATGTCATTTTTCTGTCTAAATATTTTTGTTTTGATGTAAAATAATATTCTTTACATGTATTTAAAAAATTATTTATTTTTTCTGTAAAAACACCTTTTTTATATGAAATATTATTAAATGTGTAGTACCTCTCATTTTTAACGCATATTTCATTTAATAAATCAAATAATATATCTGGTGGTATTCTTTCTTTAAATATTTGTAATGACATTTTATATTATATTATATTATTATAATATACTATAACATAATATATTATAATAATTTTTGAGGTTCGAATTTTGAGTTTGATTTTATATTTTTTATATTTTGATAACAACAATGACCTCTATAAAAACAATTTTATTTTTAATAATATTAATTATAATAGTAACAAAATTTAATTCTCTTTATAGAAACATTTATGACGGTGGGTTTGAGGTATCTAAAAATTATATTAAATCCTTTCTAACTAACAATTCTATTTTGTTGTATATATATGTTACTGTTTTATTTTTATTGGCATCCAAAACATCCCTTTTTGAATTAACGAATGGTCATTATAGTTATTATGTAAAAAATATGTTATCGAGTGTAACAATTGATATGAATGAATACAAATTACCACAACCATTTGTCGGTAATTTATCAATTCTAGCTGTGATAATATTTTCATTACTTACTGCCATTTCAGGAAGTGGTTTAGGCAGTGAAGGTATTATGATTTATTTGTCTATAACTATAATAATTTATACTTATTTTAAATTTAAAAAATATTTGAATCTAGCGGATGTTAATACTGAATTGTTAATTTATACTGGATATGCTATTGGTTTTGATGCTACATTTACATCACTTATTTCTACTATAATATTTATATTTGAAAAAATGATTATTAACCATTCTAATATATTATATACATACAACGTTATCGTAATGTTATTAATCATACTATTAGTGCATAGCTTATTAAAAAGTAGAATACCTATATTTAAAATTGGAAAGATACAGTTTGATTATTTTAATACGTCCAATTTATTGTATATAGTAATTTTGTCTATGATTATAGGCATAATATATGTTATGTTTTTTACATCATTTATGTTTTTATATAATGCAGTTAAACAAAACAAATATAAGGATTTGATTGTTATTATGTTCGGTATTTTATTAGCTTTTATGATTAAAACATGTGGTTTGTTTATATCTGGTTCTTGTGAATCTGTTGTAAACGATGGTTTTAAAAATGCTAGATTTAAAAATGCTAGTATGAGTGGTTATATTACTGGTAACGATACAATCAATGTAAACGAAACATTTAATTATAAAAATGTATTTGGTAAAATGTTGAATTGTATTATTTCGCTGGGTGCTGGATTACCTGGTGGACTAGTTATTCCATCCATGACCATGGGAGCTGGATTAGGTTCTTTATATTCTAATTTGTTAACATGCAAATATTTTGAATCAATACAAAATATTATACCTATGACAATGCCAATTGAAAATATTATGTACATTGGAATGGTTGCATTTTTAAGTCCTATATTAGACGCACCAGTAACAAGTGCAGTAGTAATTAACCAAATTTCTAATCAATCGTTTAATACAATACCAGTATCACTTGTATCATCATTCATAAGTTATTACACATTTAAAAAATTGCATAAAAAAATTCAAAAATAACTGGATTATGGTGTGTGATGGGTTGTGTTGTGATGGATATTTTATAAATTTTTAGTTTGTAGATGAAAAATACTCAATACATTATTTGTAAAAAGAGCCAATTCTATTTCTTCTTCGTGAATATTGTGAAAAATAGTGATATATTTACATATATATGGAATAATTATATATTTTTCATATTCACTTAACAAATCAGTAATTTTAATGTATAGAAAAAAATTGTCCAAAATATCCATAATAGAATATCCCTTATCATAAATAGAATATAATATTTGAATTGCATCGTGTAAATGATTGTTTTTTAAACATCTTATATAATCATCAAATGAAATAAAACTTATGTTTGTACACATTTGCATAGCAAGATCAAGCGTTATATATTCGTTATATAATTTGAATTTCTCCATGTAATTAATTAGAATTTTTACAGTATTGTTTGAGATGTTTAAAACAAATTCCTCTGCATCTTCTGAAATTTGAATATTTTCCGTTTTTTGAATTTTCTCCATTATTTTTATTAAATTTTCACGTTCTAATTGTTTAATTTTTACTATTATAAACCGTGATTGAATACTTTCTATTACTTTTTGCATATTACTACATGAAGCTATAAAATGAACATTATGACTATATTTATCGATCGAATTTCGGAATATTTGTTGACATTGTTCGTTGATTAGATCCAAATCATCGAATATCACAATCTTCTTTTTGTTTTTAATAATAGACGACGTTTGGCAAAATATTTTTACATCGGTACGATAATAATTTATTCCTTGTTCTTTCAAACTATTCAAATACAATACATTATCGTTATATTGATTAAAATCATACTCTTTATAATATTCTCTTATCAATGAATTTAATATTGCTGTTTTACCCGAACCCATGTCTCCAATTAACAATAAATTCAATTTATCTATTTTTATTAGATCATGAAACATTGTTTTCATCGTTTCGCTCATCTCAAAATCATTTAAATAAATAGGTTGGAATTTATTTATAAATAAATTATTATCCATTGGTGTTTTTATATTTAGTGACTTATAATATTAAACATAAAAAACATTTAAATTTATATATTTAAATATTAATTATATTCAATAATCTTTCATAAACATCATTCATAAAGATAACATACGCTATATAAAACATGCCTCAAGATAATCATTACGAAACGTTGGGAATATCCGAAAATGCAAGTGAGAGTGAAATAAAACAAGCATTTAGAAAGCTTTCTCTCAAATACCATCCTGATAAGAATCAAGGAAGTACTGAAACTATTGGATTATTTCATAAAATAACTGAAGCATATGAAGTTCTAGGTGATTCATCAAAGCGTAAAGAATATGATATGATGAGGAAGAATCCATTTGCTAGTATGATGAATGGTATGGGAGGAATGGGTGGTCCTGGTTTTGCAACACATCATGAATCATTTGACAACATCGACGAAATTATTAATAAATTTTTTGGAGGACCAATGGGAATGGGAATGGGTTTCCCTGGTGCTATGCACATGAATATGAATCAAGGAATGCCGAATATTCAAATATTTAGAAATGGTGTTCCGATTAATGTAAATCGTTTTCAAAAACCTACACCTATTACCAAAAATGTTACAATCAGTATGAATCAGGTTCTGACTGGTGCAAGTATTCCGGTTGATATTGAAAGATGGATTACCGAGAATGAGCATAAAGTATTCGAAAAAGAAACAATATACGTTACTATTGAAAAAGGTATCGATTCAGGAGAGATAATCGTACTAGAAGGTAAAGGAAACATTGTAAATGATCAATGTAAGGGTGATGTTAAAATTTACGTAAATGTTGAAAATAATACTCAATTTCAACGATATGGTATTGATCTTTTATTAGAAAAACCCATTTCACTTAAGGAGGCCTTATGTGGATTCAGTTTTGAAATAAAATATATCAATGACAAGAATTATACCATTAACAACACACCTGGGAATATAATTACACCCAATTATAAAAAGACAATTCCTGGTATGGGTTTGGAGAGAAACGGGAAGAGGGGCAATCTGGTAATTCATTTTATTATCGAATTTCCTGCTAGTTTATCAATCGATAAAATTAATTCGTTGCGAGACATTTTGTAAATTTTTTATGTGTAAAAATATATAGTATTTATATAATATATATTTCATGTCATTATATTTAGATTCTAATCAAAAACAAGTACCCAATCAGAATTATTATTCTCATAATATCAATAACAAAAATAACGACAAACAAAATCACGACAAACAAAATCACGACAAACAAAACCATAATAATAAAAAGAGTACAAAAACCACTGATGTAACAAAAGATGGCAAATTGGATGCAGTAAAAACTTCCTTTACACTCACATATATATTGCTGTTAACTACATCATTGGTTACATTTATTGAAGCTATACGCACACAAAATCCGTTAGTTCGTCATATTTTCAATTTAGAAACATGCGTTTCTTTAGTCGGTGGGTATTTTTATTCTGTTTTTGTTGGCATGGTTGACGATTTCAAAAAAAGAAATGTGAATTTTGATTGGGATGCAATAACAAAGATTCGTTATATTGATTGGTCTATTACGACGCCTATGATGTTATTGAGTTTATGTTTAGTTCTAGCAAAGGAATCCAAAAAAATAATTCATTTAACCACAATTTTGTTAATTGTATTTTTAAATTACGTCATGTTATACGTAGGTTATTTGGGTGAAATAAATGTATTAAATAAAACCTTGGCATGTATTGGAGGGTTTATTCCTTTTGTTATCATGTTTTATATAATATTTACAAAATATGTCATAATAGATAAGGGTTTTTCAAAATATTATTTGTTTGTTATATATGTTGTTACATGGTCATTTTATGGGTTAGTTTATTTGTTAGGCGATGAATACAAAAATATAGCAATGAATATATTAGATTGTTTTTCAAAATGTATTGTTGGATTGTTGTTATGGGGTTATTACACGAATATAATACCAAAGGTGTAAATGATACCTACCTATCTATACGCAAATTTATTATGTGATTTTTACATTCATTATATAATAAATATAAAAATATAATTGCATTAAATACTAATGGTGCAATCTATATCCAGACCTATTACACGAAGCATTACAAAAAACATTCGACAAAATTATGATAATATTCATAAAAATGGTTACCATATTTATAAAAATATAGGTGACATAGACTACTTGTTAGGGTTCGGGCAGTTCATTCTTTTTCAATGACCACTTCTTTTGCTATTTTTCTAATAATTTTTGATTGGGTATTCTCTACTCCATTTCCAATGCCTAATGATTCCATAATAAGAAGATTGTATTCATCTGATTTCTTGGATGCGGGATTCATGCACTCTGGGTACTTCTTTTGATATTCAGGCAATAAATTCCGATTTTTATGGGCGATTGCACTAATAACATTTTTTATTTTCTTTTTATCTGCTTCTTCCTTTTCCCACTTATCTTGATCTTTTACATACATGATTTCTCTCTTTATATCGCTACAATGAACTGGTCGTTTCTCAACATCCAATGCTCTCAAGTTTTTAATAATGATATTCGATATTCCTTCTATGTAACCATATTGTCCCATATTCTCCAAATCGGATAATTGGAGAGAAATATTATCGATAAACTCGGATATATTCATTGCGTCTTTACATGTTTCATTCAAAAAGAACTGAAGGTTGAATGTTTTATTATGACTGTTGGTTTGGTTTGTTTGGTTGGTTTGATTGATTGTATTCGATATAGAAGAATGGCTATTTTGAACTATATTCATCATCATTTTATTCTGCTCCAACAACATACTTTTGAATTCACTATTTTCTTTCATTAAATATGTTATGAGTTCTTTGTCGTTTAGATCAGCGGTTTGGATATTTAATTTATTATCACAATCATGACGCTTTTTATGCATATATAAACTTTGTCTTGATTTAAATTCCTTACCACAAATGCATTGATGTAATTTGATGTAATCGATGTAATTTTTGTCAACATTTGATGTAAAAATGTCATCATTTGTAAACATTTTAATATGTTTGAGTGATTTTATATGTCTAGTCCAATCACCTTTCTTGCTACATATAAAGTCACATTTTTTACACTCAAAATTTTTGGATGTATTTTCATCTTGATTTGTAAACATTTGTATATATATTTTGTTTACAAAATTACATCTAAAGATAAACGAATTCTATGGAGTCTATTTTCAAAAAAATTTAGCGTAACGTTTTTGAAATTATTTTTTTGGTATTATGATCTTCATCGTCACACCGTGTTTTTTATTTTATTTTTTAAAACTTTTCTGTAGAATATAAAAATGGACAAAAATAAATGTCCAATTTTGAAAATTTCAAAAAAGTTTTGCGAATTTTTTTGTTGTTTTTTGATGTGACTGAAAATCAGGGATATAATTATTATTTTTGTGTTACATGCATTTATGGTAACAATCAATACATATATGTATCATGTGTGTGTAACTACTGATAAATACAGAATAATGCTTCCGAATTTATTCTTTGTCAATTGTAACCTCTTTTGCTATTTTTCTGATTATCTTGTCCTTGTTTTTCTCTCCACTACCTGGTACACCACCCATGGTTTCCATGATAATTAAATTGTATTCGTCTGATTTTTTGGAATCTGATTTCATGCATTCCGGGTATTTCTTTTGAAATTCGGGTAACAATCCCAGGTTTTTACTCACGATGCTACTAATTATTTGTTTTATTTTTTGCTTTTCTTCATTCTCTTTTTCCCACGTATCTTCATCCTTCACATACATGATTTCTCTCTTTATGTCACTACAATGTAGTGGTCGTTTTTCAACATCCAAAGCCCTCAAGTTTTTGATAATAATATTCGATATACCTTCCACAAATCCCAACTTACCAACACTCTCCAAATCTGAAAGCTGGAGAGAAATAGAATCAATAAACTCGGAAACATTCATCGCATCTTTGCATGTTTCATTGAGAAAAAACTGTAAATTAAATGTTTTATTGTGACTATTTGTTTGGTTTATAGTATTTGAAACAGACGGTTGCATATTTTTACAAACATCGATCATTTGCTTTTGCAATTCCATGTTTTGTTTTTGCAATTCTTGATTGCTTTTCACAATATCTAAAACTATATTATGCAATTCATGGTATGATATAATTGTATTATCGTTATCGAGGTGGGTTTCTGTATTTTGACTTTGTATATCGATGTTATCTGTATCTGTTGCTTTGATGCATTTTTTATTATGATACCATAATCCAACACGTGAATTATATAATTTATTACAATTTTTGCAAATAAATTCTTGTTGAATGGTATTTTCTTCTTTTTCTGTTAAAGAAATCGTTTGGTTTGTTAATAAAATCGCTTTTTTATGTTTACGTGTTTGTATATGTTTATTAAAATCATATTGTTTACTGCATTTGTAGTGACAATATTCACATTCAATGTATTCCTTATTTTTTACGATATTATCGGTTAAATGTTTTGTTAAAGAACTCATATATTTCTTTAACAAAAAAAATCGCCTAAATCAAACTAATTTGATTGTCGAAAAAATTATCGTAACAAAATATAAATTATTTTTTTGGTATTGTGACGATAAATTTCAATTATGGTCACAAAACAAGTTTTTCACAAAAGTTTTTTTATAATTTCATTTTTGGACATTTATTTTTGTCCATTTTTCATTTTTTCAAAAAACTTTTACCAATTTTATTATGTTTTTTATCCAACAATAAAAAACATGTAATATGTAATTTTTATGTAATATTTTTATTTTGTTATTGTATAAGGTAATGTATATGGTAATGTAATTTTAATAATGAATAAACCACCATTGTAATGTTTCTTTGTTGTTTATCTCTTCATAACATGGGTAAAATCTATAGTTATTATCATTTAATCCGTATCTTCTATTCTCTCTAATTTCAGTACAAGAGAATATCTTTTTAATTGAACGAATAGTTGCCTCATAATATCCATTTTCATTAGGTTTAATAGTATTTGGTCCCCTCCCTCCCATACGTTCTTTTAATTCTGTAACATAATATTTTTTTGCTTCTTTTTGAGTATCAAACTTTTTAATAATTGGTTCTCTTAGATTTTCACTTTCATCACTGGCAACTGAAAATCCATCATAGTCTGCTGGATCATTAAATGTATTTTTACCTGAAAGAATGCCGTTAGCAAACTTGGTTGTTTTTGAATTCCATTTAATTGTTGTATTTTCAAATTTGCTATTCCATAACTCTTCATAGCGTTCAATACTTTCTACATTGGTATAGCATATGCTTATTCCATTGTTATCGTACCCAGTATCTCTTCCTACTAATCCTTGAATTATTGCAGAGTCATCTGGATTTTTACTGCATCTGTCATAAAGAATACCAATGTGTTGTTTTTTTAACGTTTTAGCACAACGTAACATTTCTTTAATGAATATAAAAGTATGTTTTGAAGGTTTGGTCGACAATGTTGTATTTATGTCTTCAATATCACTTTCACCATCATATTTTATAAAATTATGGGTATCAGGATCAAAAATATTCTTAAAATTTTCAATAGTAATTTCTTGTTCTATACCATTTTTTGTTCGAATAATATGATACAAAGGTCTATTATAGTTTTCTATGTCATTTTTAATTTCCTCAATATTTTCAAACACTTTTTCATCAATATCATCCGTTTCTTTATTGTAACCACATAAGTCTTTGTATTGTTTTACTCTTCCCAATTGTAATAAATCATAAGAACTAACATAACCATCGCCTACTTCTGCTAAGATTTTACTTGATGAATCGTTCCATTTCATCAAATCATAAATGGTTCCATCAGGTGTGGCGGTGTATTCTAATATTTTAACATCATTATCATATAATTTTTGTTTATTTAATAATCCTGCACTATCGAATGCTTTGTAAATGGTTTGACCTTTTTTTGCTGCAACTTGAATCTCATCCATAATAATAAGAATATTTTTTTTGTCCTTGATTTCGTCAACAAATGTATTTGGTAATTCGCAACGATGATATACTCTAGCTTGTATGCTCTCAGGTGCTCGATCCTTGGTCTGCTTTTTCCATTCACATGATGATAAACCTGTAATGATATAAATATTTTCGATTGGTATTAAATTATTAGTATCTTCTAGATATTTTTTTATAGTAGCCAACATACTGCCTGTTTTTCCAGATTGTGTTTTAGCCACAACCATAATATTGATAATTTTTCTGTTTGTAAATTCAGTAACTACTTTACCTGCTATCATTTCTTGATTTGAAAATATGACAGATTTACCTGTCAGTTTTAGAACTTTCAATTCGTTTAGAATATTTTGTTTGCGTAACTCCATAACAGTTTGGTCCAACAAACTGTATTCACAAATTAGTCTTGTGCAAAGAACAGTGGTCACTAAAAGATTGGATGTTATCCCGAAACTCATTTTATTTCGTAATGTATGTTACTAGATATAAGTGTTGGAATATGTAATAGGTAATAGGTAATAGGTAATAGGTAATAGGTAATAGGTAATAGGTAATAGGTAATAGGTTAAATTATATTTTAATTTTAATTCATGTAAAAATAAAATATTCAAAATCAATTTTTTTTTCGCAATATCACAAACCACAATTACTTAAATTTTTTGCTATTTATATATCGGTTGTAAAATCTAACTGTAATTATTCAATAACAAAGCGGCAAAAATTTTATATTCTTCGATTGTTTGTTTTGACGCACCAGGTTGACTGGCTTTTTGTTTTGCCAATAAAAACTGTTGTACAGTAATATTTGGATACTCATCAGCAACCTGCATTTGATATCTACTAGGATGCTGACCTAAATTCATAACAAATGTACCACATTTTTGTGTGTCAGTGCAAACTGTAGCGTGTCTTTTTTTTGCTCTATAAACAGAACGATTCATTGCACCAACACCTGCACCAGAAACAAATTTATTATTAACATTAGCTGGTAATCCAGTAATCAAACCATAGGACGGATTTTTTCTGCAACCGCCAGGACCTTTGTTTTTATATAAAAATCCATAATCGAAATACCAGAAACTCATTTTATGTAATGTTTATATAATATGTTTATAGAATATTCTATCTTTATAAAATATTCAATGTTTATAGAATATTATATGTGTATATAATATTTTATGTCTTCAAGTGTTTCAAAAAAAATTACTATTCAACCGCTTACGATATTTTTCTAGTAGGAATTTCTGATGATACTAAATAGATTGAATTCTCTGTAATAATAATATATTCAGTGTTACTTTTATAGAACTTTGCAATTGGACTAGTATATTCATCTTCGCTTTTTACTAATAGTTTCTCTCCTGTTTCTCTTACACCAATAAGAGCCTTTTTGTCTAAACTAGCCGTCCAATAATCTAACATAATAGGTTTATCTTCTACTATTGCTAATTTTGAAGCGTGTTTTAGTGTTACATCGGAAGGTAATGAATAGTTGGATGCGGATGCTGATGCTGGTTTGCCACCAGTAGTGACAACGGTAGTAGAATTATTTTGTTCAGACATTGTTTTATATGTATAATTATAAATATAAATAAAAAAACTCTTTAAATTATTATTTGATTTTTATTTATTTTTTTGAACGATTCACGAATTTACAAATTTGACACTAAAATGGTTTTTTTCATAATTTTACGTTTTTTTATTTTTTCATTGTTTTTTTCTGTTACAGAATTAATGTCATAATGAAATTTTTGACTTATAATAGTAAACTCTTTTACTAGCAAATCTTTTAAAAATTCATAAATAGACATCAATATGTTTTCATCGCATTTTCCTACAATTAGCACACTACCGGTTCTAAAAATCATAAATGACACTTCACTCACATCTTTGTATAAATCTTTATTTTCCTTTGAAATTTGACTACCTGTTTGTATTCCAATATCTGGATTATAATAAAATTTGCATTGTATTCCAGGATAAGAACATGGGTCGTATATAGATTGAATATGATATTTTGTATTTAAAACTTCAAATAAAACTTCTCTATTTATGTAAAATCCACAGTTGAAATTCGAGTTTATCAATACAGTTTCTGTATTTTTATTATCACATTCTATTTTTGTATCGTAATAAGGTTGCAATATATTAACAATCATATTTAATATTGCATTAAACGCGTGATCTGTTTGAATACCCGGAATTTCTAATTTTCCAGTATTAAATAATTTAACATGATATTCTTTAAAAGTATCATCCATAAACATGCGCAATATTAAAACAAAGCAATTATAAAATGCGCTTTTCTTTTTGCGTCTATAAGAAATCAAATCTTTTTTAGAAATACCAATGCTTATCTTTCGAATGTCTTTGAATTTCACACGTCCATTCGGATTGTTTATATTGGTAATAACTAATTCTTCATAATAATCTTCATGTTGTAAATTTTCCTTCATTGTATTAAATGCCTCTTCTGATAGTGAATTAAACTTCATTTGTTTTTTAATGACACCGTCACATGGTTGTGAATAAGGAATAATCGGTATTTTCCAAAAAATACTATACAAATCTATTTCGACGTTCAAATACGCTATGATTGTTTTTGTTGATATATAGATATCCGTAACTTTATTTGCTATGTCAGTATTATCCGGTTGTTCCTCAGTAATTTTATCACCACATGTATCTGATATGTTATATCCAGCATCGTAAGTGTCATTATTGTCGTTGTCACTGTCATAATTTTTATTGGAAGATGTTATAAAATCATTCCATTCATCATCAATTAATTTATTTTGAGGGATATGGTGTCTAGTTTGTGATTTTTTTATATTACTATTACCATCACTGCGATGATTAAAAGTACTATACATATTCCGCGAAATATAGTAACGGGTGTAATTTTTCTTTATATAGTTTTAGTTATATAAGTTGTGGGATAAATACTATTTGAGTAATGTCTTTATATGGGTGTTCTTTATATTATATTTCTTATAGTATTTGTTATATAATATAAAGAATGCAAACAGAATCAATTTTATTGTGAAAAACATATTGAACGTAATTTACAGCATATATAAGAAATATAATAACTATTTTTACACTCTGGATAATGTAATATATTTTCCATTGAATTTAAAAACGTGGTATTAACCATGTCTATCCTATTACGAATAATATAATTGAGGAAATTTTTCATGATATTTTTTTTATCCGTATTGTATGATACGCTTATATCATGAATGTATGTTAAACATTTTGATAAATATTCATCTTCATTGTTCGAGACAATAATATCCATCAAGTTTTTATAAACATCATTGTTGATAATGTTAAGTTTCACATTCAAGTTAATCAAATTTTGATTCGTTTGTATAAAATTAATCATGCTTCGTATATCCGAATTATACAATTTTTGAATATAGTTTAAATTATCTTCACTTATTTCTAATTTCTCAATATTGCATATTTGTCTTAATAACATTATAATTTCGTTTTGCGGTAATTGATTGAATCTCAAACGAATAAACTCGGTTTGAAGGCCTTCATCAATACGACTAATGTAATTACATATCAAACAAAACCGCACGTTTTTTGTATAAGTTTGTAAAAGATTACGCAATGCTTGTTGTGCATTTTTTGTCATGTAATCTACCTCATCTAATATGACAAATTTCATACCATTATCAAAAAGTGGTTTTGAATTGACAAATATATTTATTTGATTGCGAATAATATCAATTCCTCTATCGTCTGACGCATTCAAATGAATCATTAAACCCTTATTTACGTTATTTAGTTTTTTTTGATAAGCATTTACCAGATTAATAATAGTCGTCGTTTTACCTGTTCCAGGTGGTCCATAAAAAATTAAATTGGGGAAATTCGATGTTTCTATAATGTTTTTAAGTATGATTTTGTTAATGGGATCTAATACAATATCATCAAAATTACTAGGACGATGTTTCTCTACAAATGGGCAAAATTTTTTGCTATGTATATCATGAGTAACAGTTAATTCGGACATGTATGTAAATATGTAATAATGTTTATTTAAGTTATGAACAATATATATTTATATTTGTCTGTTTCCATTGTAAAATGTCCGTTATGGTTGCATATAATAAAGAAAAAAAATGAAATAATAAGATTGTAGTATTGTATATAATAATAAATGTTTGAAACAACTACACATACAACTCAAAAAATGGTTAAAAATGCTTATTTAGAATTAATTATTGGACCCATGTTTTCAGGAAAGACTTCTTATTTATTGGATGTTTATAAAAAATGTAAATTGTGTAACATACCAATTGCCGTAATAAATCATTCGTCTGATAATCGCTATACAGACAATAACAATTTATTATCGACACATGATAAAACAGTAGTGCCTTGTATTTTAACAAAATCGTTAATGGATTTATGGAATTATGATTCTCTGGAAGAAATTTATAGTGATAAATCAGAACATCACATGTTGATGAGAAATGCGGATGTTATTTTAATAAATGAAGGTCAGTTTTTTGAAGATTTATATCCATGTGTATTGGATATGTTGAGAGAAAAGAAACAAGTGTATGTTTGTGGTTTAGATGGTGATTTTCAAAGACAAAAATTCGGTGAAATATTGGATTTAATTCCAATGTGCGATAAAGTAACCAAACTGAATTCCCTTTGTGGTATTTGTAAAAATGGTACTCCGGGAATATTTTCAAAACGTATTTCCAATGAAAAAGAACAATTCTTAATCGGGTCAGATAATTATATACCTGTATGTAGAAATTGTTACGATGCACCAGACAAGAAAAAATCAGATTAGTATAATATACGTTTGATTATGTTAGGATATAATAAAGAACAAAAAACAAACTCAACGAATCAAATGAATCAAATGAATCAAATGAATCAAATGAATCAAATGAATCAAATGAATCAAATGAATCAAATGAATCAAACGAAAAAATATATATTAAAACAGCTTAAATTATAATTTATAATATAAATTATAATATAATTTATAATGAATTCCACAAGTATTATAACCAGTATTCCAGACTCTAATAATGCGCAGGTTGTCGTACAAAAATCCAAAAGAGGTAGAAAACCTAATTCATTAAACAAAAAAACATTGGAACAAAACAAAATAAATATGACACAAGCTATAACAGAATCAACGTCATTAACACATCTGAATTCAGATGATACTCAAAATGAAAATGATGTTGTTACTGATGATCAACAACCAAACGCAGAAACAAAACCACCCCTTAAAAAAAGAGGTAGAAAACCAAAAGGTGGTAAAATAATACACAATGTTGTTATTGATAATTCAAATAAGATAGAAAAACCCAACATTATATTACACCTTAAATGTTTTTTAAAAGATTTGGATAATCAAATCACAAATAACGTTGATAACATTGATTCTTATAAATTTCCGTCTAAAAATAATTTATTGTATGATGTCATTAATGAAGAAGTATCGTCGAATATGGGTATAGATGATAAGCAAAAATCAAATAATAAAATTATACATGTAATTAATTCAACATACAATCCAAATATTGAAACCAATAACAATTTGCAAAGTTCATTTAATACACAAACGCCATCTCATGTATCTCTACACGCAACCACAACCACAACCACAAACTCAAATGCGCACGATACAAAAGAAATTTATAAAAAATTAAAGGATTTAGAGATGAATTTACATCTAAACAACGTTCAAGACAAAAAATCCGCATGTTTTTGGTGCACCTGTGATTTTGATAATCCTCCAATTTACATTCCAAAATATTTTTTAAAGGAATCATATCATGTATATGGCTGTTTTTGTACTCCCGAATGTGGTGTTGCATATTTAATGAATGAGAGCATCGATAGTTCTACTAAATTTGAACGTTACCATTTAATGAATCATATTTATGCAAAAATATATAATTATACTAAAAATATTAAACCAGCACCTTCACCGTTTTACATGTTAGAAAAATATTATGGTAATCTATCTATTAACGAATATAGAGCATTAATCCGGAATGACCGTTTGTTTTTGATTGTTGATAAGCCTTTAACACGTATTATGCCTGAATTACACATAGATAATGAAGATTTTATAATAAATAATAAAATTATATCGACCAATAATTTTCAAGTTACAAAAAAATCACATCAAAAAACAACAAATAATTTGAGTTCGTCATTATCATCGAATAACATCATAAACACAACCACCACCACCCACAGCAACACAAAAGCGTCCATACTAAATGAGACGTTTGGATTAGGATCTATAGGATCTAGTTTATAAAATTAGATGATAGTTAATTTACCGTCTTGTTTTGCTCTATATTCGTCCATAGATGTATCTAATTTTATTCTAATTTGCCTATATATTTCTTGGTTGAGCGACTTGATTGGTGCCTTTTTTTCAGTAGGTTTAACACCCATATATTCTTTTATTACGTTAATCGTGTTGTTGTTATGTTCTTTTAATTTTTGTATGGCTACTTCTTTTGTATAATTTGTTTGACGTAACACAATATCGATATTTTCATTGTTTTTTTGGTCGTCTTTGACGTGTGTTTCAGTTTTATCTAAATTGTTGGTAAGTGAAATAGTTATTGAATCCATGTCTATGATTATACATTAAATTTATTATTTTTTAAAATGTATTAAACGAATTTTAATATAATACCATATAGATTATTATATTAAAGCAACTAATGGGTATTGATTACAATAATGCATCTGCATCCGCACAAACACATACAAATGATATTGAAGAGGATCTCAAGAATTTATTAGATGAAGTTAATAATAATCTGAACAATGGATTAAAAAAAATAGTAAATAATATATCAAAAAAAATAAATGATTATGATGATACATTTAATAGTTTAATAGAATTACCTGTATTTAAAAATTATACAGAGAAGTTAAAGTTGGAAAATAGTAAATTAAAAAATGAATTATTAGAATATCAACAAGTAATTAAAAATAAAAATAGAGAGTTTGATGCTTTGAATAATGTAGTTGTTAAATTGAAAGATGAAATTGTTCAATTAAAAGCGAATAAATCGAATAATAACACAGAAGAACATATTTCATTGAAAATAGAAGAGATTGTTTCAGAATCATCTGTAGATGATAAATTATTATATACTAAAATTGTAGATATTGAAAATGCGGAGGTGGAAGAAGTGGAAGAAGATGAAGTGGAAGAAGTTGAAGAGGTGGAAGAAGTGGAAGAGGAAGAAGAGGTGGAAGAAGATGAAGAGGTTGAAGAGGTTGAAGAGGTTGAAGAGGTGGAAGAAGATGAAGAGGTTGAAGAAGAAGATGAGGAAGAAGTATATGAAATTGAAATAAAAGGTATGTTATATTTTACAAATGACAAAGAAAATGGTGAAAT